TCTGTACAACTCCAAGTCTAAGATTAAGGATACGATGAAGCGAACGCTGGAACTCTCCACGAAAAAGGCAAAGTACACCTTGGTATCGTACAATAACGAGGGGTTCATACACCTTCATGATTGGGAACAACTTTTAAAGTCTTACAAATATGAACGCATAGATATAGATTACAATTGCTATAAAGGATCTCGAAACTTAAAAAATCGACCGACAAAGGTTACAGAGTTTTTGTTCCTTATTTCGTCTTTGTGATTTTGAGATTTGTTTTCTTCGTCGCCTTCTTAGCGTCTTCCTCCTTTTGCTCGAGATGTTTGGGATTGTACATCTTCTTGTGAAGTCTCCAAAGATCTGGACTACCCACCCTGAAGTTTTTCCTGATTGTCGCCTTGTACCAAAACACACAATCCTGGATCCTGTTAGATTTCACAGTATTGTCTAACACGAGACACTCATAGTTTTCTGTACATGCGTCCATCACCTTACAGAACATATCGAATGAGGGAAAAATACCAAAGAATGATTTGTACAATTTTTCTCTGTTCTGAATGATATTCTCCCTGAGGATAAACACATAGTCCACATTCGCTCGGAGAGCTGGGGGAAGATCCATCACGTACTGCATCGTGAGCATGAAAAAGATCTTCCAGTGCCTGCCGTTCATGAAGCACTGTCGAATACACGTATCTTTGAGAAACTTTGAGTCATACATGCAATCATCCAAAAGCATGAAGGCTCCACAATTTGTTTTACCCGCACCCACCAACTTTCTCTGCCTTGCCATCACCCTCTCTATTGCGTCACGGTCATAATCTCCGTAAATGAAGAGATCTGGAATAAAGTCACCATAGAAATGATTACCCTCCTCAGTACCCGAAAGAACTATTCCCGCTGGGAGGTGTTTCTTGTGAAACATGATATCTTTCACGAGAGTCGATTTACCTGTATTACGTTTACCGATGAAAACACACACCCTGTCGTCTGAAATGCTCGCAGGGTTGAATTTCTTCAACTGAAGATTCATTCTAATGTAGTGTCTCGTTTTATTTAGCAAAATTTTACTCATATAGAGTAGGAATGGCTGGTCGTCTGAGACTCGCTGCCACTGGAGTCCAAGATCAATGGCTCACAGGTGAACCACAGTTTTCATACTTCCTGATGAATTTCAAGAGACACACGAAGTTCGCGTTCGACTTTGTTGAAAGTCAGTTCGATAGAGAGATTGGTTTTGGAAAGCTCGTGACTTGTAGAATTCCAAACGACAAAGGTGATCTCATCAGGAACTTCACACTCAAAGTGACTTTACAAGATCCTACACCCGACGCAGGTGGACAGAACACAACTATATGGTGTCCCTCAGTCATAACACACCTGATCGAGTATGCAGAACTTCTCATCGGTGGACAGCCCATCGAGAAGATCACAGGCGAGTATATTTACATGCATCAACAACTCAATAACACGAATGATGACATAGAACAGACGTTATATTTCCTGAATGGTCATGGAAATATTTTGAGTTATCAATCTGGAACACCTTACACGTACTTTTTGGATCTCCCCTTTTACTTTTATAGAAGTCCCTCACTCGCTATTCCGACATGTGCTCTCACTAAACAACTCGTGGAGATCAGAATTAAATTAAGACCTCTCGCGGAACTCATATTCGGTGGAAGTTCTTCGGGTGTTATCAGTTCGATCCAGAAGTTTTCGGTCGACACAGAGTTTGTGTATGTCACACCCGATGAAAAGAACTTTTTGATGTCCCGACCACTCGATTACGTGATCACACAGGTACAATTGTCTCAATTCAAGATGAAGGCTAGTGAAAGTAAAAAGTCAGTGATGCTCAACTTTTCTCATCCAGTGAAAGAGTTGTACTTTGTCTCACAGTCAGAGGAGTCTGTTCAGAATAATTACCCCAATGAATACAATACCATAACGAGTGCCGAACTGAGATTTAACAACGAAGTTGTGTTTAAGAGAGATACAAAGTTCCTCGTATATGAACAAGCACTCAAGCATCACACAAACTGTCCATTCGCCGACGAGACCACACCATCCGCTCCCTTCAATAGTTCTCAGTATACGTTTGGACCCGCCAAGTTTGGAATGTACTCCTTTTCCTTGAAACCAGAATTACCACACCCAACTGGTCAAGTGAACATGAGTAGAATATCTCATAAACTTTTTACGATTGAGGTAGATCCTATAAATCAGGTGGATGATAATAACACACGGGTGTACGCTATCAACTATAATGTTTTGCGCATCGAGAGTGGTTTAGCGGGATTAAAATTTTAGATAGATATAGTAGTAATGGCTGGACAAATACAGCTTGCAGCGTCTGGACCTCAAGACCGGTTTTTTACACTGAACCCAGACTACAGCTATTTTGTAGAAAGTTTCAAGAAACATTCAAACTTTTCTACACAGTATGTCGACATGGATCCAGAGAATGAGGCAAACTTTGGTGGTAAAGTTCGCTTTAAAATTCCACAAGATCAAGGTGATTTGTTGAAGACACTCAGTGTAAAGTTTACTCTTCCAGCCCTAAGTAGTAGTATGGTCTACATCGAGTCCGCTGGTCATGCACTCATAGAATATGTCGACTTGATCATAGGAGGAAAAGTTGTCGAACGAATTACCAGTGACTATCTACAGATATATTCTGAACATTACGTGACCCAAACGAAACAAAAGGCTCTCGAACAACTCATAGGTAAATATCCACTGAGAACTTCTGATAAATTGGTATCACAGGTTACGGGCAATGCTGGTATAATCATTCATGACACGTTGGGTCTAGGAACGGATGAAAAGTTTTTTGTTGATCTCCCATTTTATTTTTACCAACATCCAGAATTGGCGATACCCTTGTGTGCCATAAAAACCCAAGAAGTTGAAGTCGAGTTTAAATTGAGGAACGCACAAGACATAGTTGTGAAAGTCACCGGCGACTATGAAAAACTCGAACAAGATGTGAAAGTGTCAGACTTTCAGATGTGCACAGAAGTCGTGTACCTCGATTGTGCGGAGAGAGTCAAAATACAAAACAGTCGGAGGGATTATCTAATCACACAGATTCAACAGAATGTTTTCGATGTCGGTGTCGGTGTGAACCAGGGAACGTTCAAACTAGATATCGTAAACCCAGTGAAAGAATTGTATTTTGTGATTCAGCGACAGGGGACTACAGGTGATGGGGTCACACAAGGAAACTTTGTCACACCATTCGACTATGACAACATATATTCAGTCATAGACGATAAACTCATTCTATATGAAAACTTAGACTACTTGACACTATCTCTAGATGGTCAAGATATCATCACACAAGACACTGGAAATGTCGTTTTTCTCAAAGCCATACAAGGGGCGATTCATCATTCGAAGACACAGTTGATTCGAAGGTTTTATTCATACAGCTTCGCTCTTCAACCAGAAGAGTGGTATCCAACTGGTCAGGTGAACTTCAGTTTGATAAAGGAGCAGATTCTCAACATGAATCTCACGAGTAGTCCAAACTTCGCGAGACAGATTCGTGTGTACGCGAAAAGTTATAACATTTTACGCGTAAGTGAGGGAATAACAGAAACTCTTTTTAACGTTAAATACTAAAGATGAATATGCAAACCGGTTTCGGTGATGACGGATCTTCTATGATAGAGCGATATATCGCGAGTATGACGGATATACTCCTACCAGTGATGGAAAAAAGTATGGTGTTCGCAGCGGAATATTCAAAAGCTTGTGGAAGAAACACGTTACTCCCAGAAGACATTGAATATGCGATCAAATATTGTGCGATGTACACTGTCGGTCAAGATGTAGGTACTCTCTTTCCAGAGTTGTACGACGAAGAAGATTCGGATGAAGAGGACCTCGAAGAAGTCGCCCAGGAAGATTGTCCCGAATTTGTGAGATATTCTGGCACCGACGAACGATTCATTCTCATGAACGAAGCATACGACCGTTGGGACTCTTGGGTTCCCCAGAATCCGACAGAACGGATGTTAAAAAATGCTATTAATAGTAATGAGCACCTCTGAGCCTGAGGCTTGGTCATTCTCAGAGGATAGGTTTAAAAAGTATGATTCTGAGAATAGCTCTAGTGAAGATTCTTCAGATGATGAACAACTCTTCTCGAAAACAAAAACTATAAAAAAGAAGAAGTTTAAAAAACTCGTGGAAAAGGAAAAACTCTCATTCGAATAATTTTCTCAGGATATTGTATAACACTCACAATGGATTCCGCTCGTCAGCAAGCCGTCAAGACTGTCAACCTTGTTACCCAGGAGCTCGAGACCCAGTCGCTCAACGCGATCGTCGCGGGTTTCTCCTTCGCCGCCGCCATGTCCTGGATGGACCTCGTCCGCTGGGTCATCAGCCAGGTTGTTAAGGTGCCCAAGAACGGTGGTACCCAGTACACCCTCACCGCCATTCTCACCACCCTCTTTTCTATCGCGGTCTACATGATCGTTTCTCGCGTCTCCACTCGCGTGTCCAAGCCTGCTCAGCCCGTCTTCGCGGTCACCCGGTAAGTTCTCTTAGATTTACTGGACATAAGAGCTATCAATACCAAACCGAAAATTACGACGATGCCGACGTAGATTTTCCATTTATGAGGATCCTCCTCCTCCTTCTCGGGGATGCTCATAGGTGTTTTCTCTTCAATCTCTTTGATTGGAACTTTTGGGAGATTCTTTAATTTATCAGTGGAACAAGTGATTTCAAACTTTAAAATGTGATCTTGATTTCTAAAATCATATGGAATCAAACGTCCATGGCTCATGTAGAAAAACTCAATCTGAATATACTTGATGTATTTTTGTGGACCGGTATGAAAATGATGTATCAAAACATCGTCGGCACCGTTAAAGTTTATAAAGTCGGAACCATCCAATAAGATGTGTCCAGTGTAGAATGGTGTTGAGGTGTATACACTTTGGTTGAATTCATCAGATCCTGATGAAAGTTTCAAAATGAGTGCATTTGGTCCCGAAAGATTGATGGTGCCCGAAGTCAACACATTACTCGTAGATGTGTAGTTATTTGAACCGAAACCCAAAACCTGGTGTGGCGTTGTCAAAGATGATGAAGTACTTTGGTTTCCATTGGTACCATCAAAAAATTCAAATGTGAAATTGTTATCACCCACCGTTGTATTCGAAAAAATGAGTCCATTCGTGTCCGAATCAAAAGTCACACTGTCAACGTTGGTGATTGGTGGTGCCATTTTTAGATCCAAATCTTCAGCCAAAATATATCCATTGGAATAGTTTGTCTCATCTAAGGTGATGTCGACACCATCAACACTGAATGTTTTGTTCGACGCACAAGTAGTCAATTGTGGTGTGGGAATACGTGCAGAAACCAATTTAATTTGGGTGATGTCATAAACTGGATTTTCTAAAACGATAGTATAGTTGTTCGAGTGGAGATATACATTCGCTTGACGCTGACTACTATC